GGCTCTCCAAAGCATTGGGTAAATATTGACGGAGACACTCCTTCAGCAAGAAACTCTGTAAACAACGCTTCATTAACAGATAATGGAAGTGGAAATTATACAATAACTAGAACAAACAACTTCAGTGCAGTAAATTATTGTTGTCAGGGTGGGGGTAATAGTAGTGCTTCTGGAGATGGAAGAATAACTGCTCTTGATGAAGCAACATTAAGTACAAGTGCAAATGAAATATTTAATAGAAGCGATGCAAACGGAGTTTTTGATGATGCCCATGTGAATATATCATTTATAGGAGACCTCGCATGACAATAGAAACACCAGAATTTCAAGGCACACATCTTTGGGATAGGCTGTGTTGGGCAAAAGAAAAGCTAGAGCCAGTAGAACAGAGTATTGTGTTGTTTGGGAAGATCCAGATGATTTAGATGCACCAGCAAAAGTTACACACCCTGATCCAAATTGGATGGCTTGTGCATTGCAGGGTGGCATATTACCACCAGTTGAGGTATATTGGGAATTAGCAAAGGATGAAGCAAAGCCAGATTTTAAAAAACATACAAGAGGATATTTGTTACATAACACAAAACCAATAGAAGCAATGACAGAAGAAAGAGCTATAGAGTATTTAATTATGAAAGATATACCACAAAAGGTGTGGAGAAACTGGGATAAAGGTAATAAGCCTAGATTAGTTATATGTAGAAAAGATCAACTTCCTAGCACTAGAGTATGGCGAAATGCTTGGAAGATTAATGAAGAACTAACCATACAGAAAGAAAAGGTGGCTTAAATGGCAACAGTAAATATAGTAGATAAAGATGGTAATAGCATTTCAGCATCTGATGCAACTGTGCCATCTGATAGACATTTCAGAGGTGCATGGACATTATCTGGATCAACAATAACTGAAGACTTAGCAACATCTAAAGATATTTTTAAAGATAAAATTAGAGAAGTTAGAGCTTCGTTGTTAGCAGCAGAAGACGTAGTTTATATGAAAGCACTAGAAGTAGATGACGCAGATGCTAAAGCTGCAAGTGTTACAAAGAAACAAGCATTAAGAGATGCACCTGCTGCAAGTGCGATTACTAATGCCACAACGATAACTGAACTTAAAAATGCTTGGGATACAGATTTGTTAGGCGACAGTCCATACGCATAGGAGAATTAGATGGCATTAACAAAAGTAATAGGAGAAGGTTTAGGAACAGTTACTAGTTCTGTAACTTTATCAGGAGCTACTACAGTTGGAGGTGTTTTGACTGCTAACGCAGGTGTAGTGTTTAACGAATCAAGTGCTGATGTAGATTTTAGAGTAGAGTCAAACGATGATGCTGATATGTTTGTTGTCAACGGAGGAACAAATAGAATTGGTGTAGGAACTAATGCACCTGATGTACCACTTCATGTTAAATTAAGTGGTCAAGATGCAAACGTAAGAATACAAGCAGAGTCTGATGGTAATGCGTCAAGAGTTCAGCTTTATGCAAACAATGTAAGTGGTGCTTCATTTAATTCAATACAATCTTATGTTAATGGCGATAGCACACCTCAATGGGAGATAACAGGACCTGAAGGCTCTATAGAAGATACACTAGATATTCATACAGGTGGGGTAAGACGTATTCGTTTTGATAATGGTGGTAGGTTAGCCATAGGAAACACCGATACAAACGCAAAAATTACTGTAAGTCAAAATGGTAATGCTTTAAATTTGATGAGATTACAAAATACAGATGGTACTAATAATGCTAGATTTATACAGTTTGCTAATAGTAGTAATACTGACTGCGGTCATATAGACCAAGTAAATGCCACTACTATTGCATACAATACTACTTCTGATTACAGATTAAAACAGAATATTGATTATACTTTTGATGCAACGACAGAAGTAAAAAAATTAAAGCCATGCACATTTAGTTGGAAGCATGATGATACAAACAAATCTGTTTATGGTTTTTTAGCTCACGAAGTATCAGAAATTGTAAGTGAAGCAGTAAGTGGTGCTAAGGATGCTACTAGAGATATAGGAACAATCAAAAACAGAAAAGGAGATATTACCGCTGAAAATGCTCCACAAGCACAAGCTAATACAGACGAAAATGAGACTTGGGAAAAGACAGGAACAGAAAATGTTTATCAAGGATATGATCCTGGTAAACTTGTGCCTTTACTCGTAAAGACCATACAAGAATTAGAAGCTAGAATTACAGCATTGGAGAACGCATAATGCCATACATAGGTAAATCTCCTACTAATGGAGTTAGAAATAGGTTTCAATATACAGCTACAGCAGGTCAAACTAGCTTCAGTGGTGCTGATGATAATGCATTAACATTAACTTATTCTGACACTTTATATATGGATGTTTATCAAAATGGAATATTATTGGTTCCTGGTGATGACTACACAGCTACTACAGGTACATCAGTTGTGCTTGTGCAATCAGCTTCTTTAAATGATGTTATTGAAATAGTTGTTTATGATGTATTCAGTGTCGCAGACACAGTAAGTAAGGCTAATGGTGGTACTTTTAGTAGTAATATCGCTATTGGTGGTACTCTTGATGTAACAGGTGAAACTACTTTAGCTAATCATTTGAATATGGGTGATGATGATAGAATTAAACTTGGTGCTGATGCTGATATGCTAATATACCATGATGGCACTCATTCTTCTGTGCAAGATAATGGTACTGGAGATTTAAGACTTAAAACAAATAGTTCAGTTGTTCTTCTTAAAGGTGATTCAGAAATATTAGCACAATTTGATGCAGATGGTGGTTGTACTTTTAAACACGATAGTAGTACTAAGTTAGCCACCAAATCAGATGGTGTTGACATCACAGGTGAACTACAATGTGATACTCTAGATGTTGATGGTGCATCAGACTTTACTGGCAACTTGACTGTAAATAATGCAGATATAATTGTAACTGGTACTGGTAATAGAGCAATAAATCTTACCTCGTCTGATGCTATTGGAAGTATGGAAATTGGTGGCTCTACAAATGCATTTATAGATTTAAAACAACCAAGCAGTGATGACTTTGATATGCGGGTTCAAGGTAATTCAAGTGGTGGTACTATTGCAATAGCATCAGGTACTTTTTATATAAGTGGTGGTACAACTCTTTTCGGTGCTACTCATAGTGGTGCAGTTACACTTTACCATAATGGAAATTCTAAACTTGCAACAAATACAGGAGGTGTTACAGTAACAGGCAAAATGGTTGCGACTGCACCAGCTTTTAGAGCAACTATGAGTGCAGGACAAACTTTCTCGACTGCAACTTTTACAGTTGTTAGTTTTAATCAAGAAGTATTTGATACAAATAGTAATTATGATACTGGCACATATCGTTTTACACCAACAGTAGCAGGTTATTATTTTTTTAATTTTCAAATTTTTGCAGGAGCTTCTGCTGGTAGATGTACTGCTGCTATTTATAAAAATGGTTCAAGTGATAAAGAAAATTATCATCTAGGAGACAACACTAGTGGTGGAATAGATTATGAAGTAAGTGCCGTAGTTTTTTGTGATGGTGATGATTACATACAAGCTGTCTTTAGACACGAAAATGGAAGTGACATAACAAGCAATAGTAATGTTGCATTAACAAATTTTTCTGGTCATTTATTAATGGCTACATAATAGGTGCAAAATGGGTTTATATGAAAAAATTAAAATAATATATCCTGATTTAACTGTTGATGATTTTCAACCAGTTAGTATGGGTGGAACTATAGAACTGTTTGATGATGGTAATGGTAACCAATCTATTACAGTTTGGAATAACACAGAATATACGAAACCAACACAGGCACAATTAGATGAAGTTCAGGAATAAAGAATGGCAAACGGAACAATAGCATTTGATACATTACAGACAAGTGGACAGATACAAGGAACTGCTAAATCAGTTGACACTGACTTTATTGTGAGTGGCTCTCCAAAGCATTGGGTAAATATTGACGGAGACACTCCTTCAGCAAGAAACTCTGTAAACAACGCTTCATTAACAGATAATGGAAGTGGAAATTATACAATAACTAGAACAAACAACTTC